TAGCTTCATTTGATAGTGATGGATTTACTTTAAATGATGGTGGTGATGCTAATGGTAATGGTGAAAATATTGTTTCTTGGAATTGGAAGGGTGGCACTACATCTGGAATTACTACAAATGGTTCAACAACAATTACTCCATCTACTTATTCTTTTAATGCTACAGCAGGAATTGCAATTTTAAAATTTACAGGTAATACAACAGCAGGTGCAAAATTAGCACATGGTTTAGGTGGTTGTGATACTTTTTTTATTAAAAGAACAGCATCAGCAGGAGACGATTGGAGAGTATATCATAAAGATATTGGTGGAACTCATAATCTTAAATTAAATAGTGATGATGGAGATGCTTCAGGAAGTAACATATTTAATGATACTGTTCCTGATGCTACTAATATAACTTTAGGTAGTCATAATTCTGCAAATGCATCAAATGCTATGATTTGTTATGCGTTTAGAGGTATTAAAGGATTTTCAAAATTTGGAACTTATAATGGCAATGGTTCTACAAATGGTGAATTTATTTTCACAGGATTTAAACCTGCATTTATTATGGTAAAATGTTCTAGTCATACAGGAAACTGGTTTATGTTTGACACTAAAAGACTTGGTTATAATTCTGAAAATCATAGATTATATGCAGATGGTACTGGTGCAGAAACAGATGGTGGAGATATGGATATATTATCTAATGGTTTCAAATGGAGAATGACTAGCAATAATACAAATGGAAGTGGAAGAAAATATTTGTATTGGGCATTTGCAGAAGAACCTTTAGTAGCATCTAACGGAACACCGGCTACGGCAAGATAGATGGCCAAAAAAATAACCCCAAAAAAATACGCTGAATTATCGGCAGGGGTTAGACTTTCTTCACATGAACGTATTTGTGCTGAACGTATGAAAGTTCTGCATGAAAGTATTAATGAATTAAAAAGAGAAGTGAAATCTTTGAGACAAGACGTTTCAAAAGGAAAAGGTGCAATTAGTGTTTTAGTATTTTTAGGAACATTAGTAGCAACAATAATAGGAGTATTAAATATAAAATGATTACATTACCAGATTTAATAGAAAAATGGCAAGTATGGTCTTTACATTACAGAACAGAAATTGTTTGGTTTGTATTTGGTTTTCTAGTAGGAGCAATCCTTTTATGAAAAAATTTTTTAGTAAATTAATAGATAAGATAGAAAAAGTAATATTATTTCTATTAGGTTGGAGATAATGAAAGTTAATGATAATACTCAAATTTCTTTACCTATAAGAAATCTCGTTGCCATTATTGGTGCAGTAGCAGTAGGCGTATGGGCTTACTTTGGTGTAGTTGAGACACTTAATACTCATAGCACTAAACTAATAATGATTGAAAAAGATTTACAAGGTGTTGTTGAATTTTCTATAAAATATCCTAGAGGTGAAATGGGTATGTCTGCAAATGACCAAGAGCAGAATATTTTATTGGAATTTCAACAAGGTATCATTGAGAAACTACAAGCAGATGTAGAAAAATTAAAAGATAAACAAAGAGATTTTGCTAACGGAACTGGACATTAATGCCAAGAACTTTAAAGAAACTAATTGTTAGGCTTCGTATGAAGTACGCAGACCTAAGAGGACATCATGGTAAAAAATGGAATTATGAGCCGTCAGAATATTATATGGGGAGACATAGAAAAAAATGATTGAGACTGTTATCGCTTTACTAATGTTTTTAAATGGAGACGTTATTGAACATACTTATAAAGACAAAATGAGTGAGTGTATGAAATCTAAGCGTATGGCTGAAAGAGAAGTTAATCCTCAATCTGTTAGATTTTCTTGTAGACAAATAGAAGCAGAAACAGAAGTCTATATGGGTGCTAAAAAGATTTTACGTATTGTTACTTTAACAAAATGATGACCGATAAAGACTGTTTAGATTTCACTAAGTTTGTTGAAACATTAAATGAAAAACAAAAAAAATCAAAAGTAAAAGGCAAATGTAAAAGTGACTGTAAAGCAAAAGAAGAAATAAAAAAACTTAAAAAGGAAAATAAAAAATTAAAAGAGGAATTAGAATTTCAAAAACATTTACCATGAGTACAAAACTATTAGAACTACATAATTTATTAGCTTCAAAGCTATTAGAAAAAATTAAAGCAGATGATGTTAAAGCATCAGATTTAAACGTAGCAAGACAATTTTTAAAAGATAATAATATTGATGGAGTACCAGTAGACAATAATCCATTACAAAAATTAGTAGAAGAATTACCTTTTGCTGAGAAAAAAGTAGTTAAGACTAATTAATTTAATTCTTTAATTTATCTTCAATCTTTTTACTAACTTTTTCATTAAAAGATTTTATATTTTTATAATGCTTACCCTCTAACTTGATAAATTTTTTTATTACTTGATTTATCTCATTCAGGTATTGTCCATATTTAGGTCTATCTTTATAGTAGTCTGCTCTATACTCTAAAGATTGCCTTACATATTTTATGTCTTTTATACTTAGTTTCATATTAACCTTTTGTTTGTGTTTCTCACTATACTATGGGGTTAAAAAGTTTAATTTTCTCACATGTTGAGACGAAAAAATACAAGGAAAATCAAGGGTTTTAGACTATATGCACGAAAAACTGAAAGACTTCAGGAATTTTCTGTACCTTACTTGGAAGCATTTAAGACTACCTGCACCAAGTGTTATGCAATACGATATTGCTGACTATATCGCTAATGGAGATAAGAGAACAATCATTAGTGCTTTTAGAGGTGTAGGGAAAAGTTGGATAACATCTACTTATGTCTTGTGGAGACTATTATTAAACCCACAGTTAAATATATTGGTTGTCTCTGCTAGTAAAAATAGAGCAGATGACTTTAGTACGTTTTGTTTAAGACTGCTATCTGAATTACCAATATTACAACATCTGACACCTAAAGGTGAACAGAGACAAAGTAAAATAAGTTTTGATGTAGCACCTGCTCTTGCATCACATCAACCTAGTGTTAAATCACTAGGCATCACTAGCCAGATTACAGGCTCTAGAGCAGACCTTATTATCGCAGATGATATAGAAACTTCAGGTAATACCCAGACACAATTCATGAGAGACAAACTCTCGGAAGCTATTAAAGAATTTGAAGCTGTTGTAAAACCTGAAGGTTCAAGGATAATATTTTTAGGTACACCACAAACAGAACAAAGTATTTATAATAAGTTACAAGAAAGAGGATATAAGATTAGATATTGGACTGCTAGATACCCTAGTGAAACACAATTAAAATCTTATGGTACTAGTCTTTCACCTATTATTCAAAATACTTGGCAACATGAGATTGTGGGAAAACCGACAGACCCTTTAAGGTTTGACGAAAAAGATTTATTAGAAAGAGAAGCAAGTTATGGTCGTATAGGTTTTAACATGCAGTTTCAATTAGATACAACATTAAGTGATTTAGATAGATACCCTTTAAAGTTATCAGACTTATGTGTTCTTAATTGTAACCCTGACAATGCTCCAGAAAAAGTAGTGTGGGCTAGTAGTCCTGAATTGCAACATAATGATTTACCAAATGTTGGATTACAAGGAGACGCTTATTTTAGACCCATGCAGACACAAGGAGATTGGATACCTTATACTGGGTGTGTTATGTCAATAGACCCTTCAGGAAAAGGTAAAGATGAAACTGCTTATGCAGTCACTAAGTTCTTAAATGGTAATATCTATGTTGTAGATGCCGGTGGTTTTAACTCTGGTTATTCTGAGCATGTATTATCTAAACTAACAGGTATCGCTAAAAAGCATAAAGTTAATAAGATATTAATTGAGGAAAACTTTGGTTTAGGCATGTTTGAGGCTCTATTAAAGCCATATCTCATCAAGGAATATCCATGCACTACTGAACCCATTAGACAGACAACAAACAAGCACAGACGTATCCTAGACACCTTAGAACCCCTATTTTCACAGCACCGGATAGTCTTTGATTATAATGTAATTAAAAGGGATTATGAGGGTACAAATAACCTGTATCCACCTGAAACTGCTCTTAGATACCAATTAATGTATCAAATAAGCAGATTACAAAAGGGTGCTAATACGTTAGCCCAAGATGACAGAATTGATGCTTTACAAATAGCATGTCACTACTGGATACAACAATTAGCGAAAGACCAAGATTTGGCCTATAAGTCAAGAAAACAAGACCAATTTGATAAAGACCTAGAACTGTACTTTGGAAAAGACATACAAGACAAAACATGGTTCAAAATATAAGCAAATACAAGGCTTTTGAATTAAGTGCCACTATTAGAAGTATCTAACTATTAGTTAAACTATAGATACTCTAGTGTTTATAAGAGAAGATAAGCAAAATCAGCATCACTTATGTAATAAGCTACTGATAGCAATTATGGTGTCTTATAGTTTGACTAGAGGAGATAACTAAATACATGAACCACAATGATAAACTATTATATCTTAAAGCCCTAACTGGAGACACTAAAGGCAAAAAGAAAGTTATTAAAGATATTGGGGAGAGTATTCGGTGGATTAATAAGGCTTCAGGCTTTAATGACTTAGAGTTTGTTAAAGATAATAAACCTAAAGACCCACTTATAGACACATTAGAAGGCAAAAAGTTTATTATAGGTCACTCTGAGGAGTTCTTGGAGTTTGCTATAGACTATTCTATGGCCGACAGAGTTAATGATGTATTAGAAGGTGGAAATAATTTGGCATAAAAATGTGACAACCTCACGTATATATACCAAAAATTTTTTTCCCCCATACGCCTCTGTAGAAATTGCATGGGGTACACCCCTCTGATTGCAACAAATCTTATTTTGTGACAATAAAATTAAATATTATTTAGTAATTCCAACAAGAAACACTAGTCAAGGCAACTAGTGTTATTAATTTTCTGCCAAATCTAAGGAGTAATTGAGAACGATAATCATTTTCATGTAAATTTTTTTATTTGCTCTCATGTTTCTCATTATCTGTTTTGAAACTTTGTGTCATCACGTTGTTAATTCTGCAATT